AGCAGAACCAGAAGTTGAACTTGCTAAAATTTTAGAGCCATTTTCCAGCTCTATGTTTCCTTTGTTCCATATCAATATTCCCTGTTGTAACCACTTGGGCATATGTTCGTATGCAAGTTGAAGTCTACCAAGAAGTTCCATTGCTGTCGCCTTCTTGTTTGCTAAAATTGCAACCGATACGTTTTCGTTGAAAAGTATGTAGTGGAGTAGGTATGCTAAAATGGTGGTTGATTTTCCAGATTGTCTGGCCATTTTACAAATCACGAATCTTTCATCATGAAATTTGTTAATCATCTCTTCTTGATAATCGCGAACATCAAAAGGAATCAATCCTTCATCAAGAGAAACAATTTTGATAAATTGATTCACAAAGTATAAAGGGTCTTGCTGACACCTTATATACTGTCCAACCTCTTCCTCTGTCCAATCTTGAGGAACATGAGCAGATTTGAGTAGTGGGTTTCCTAAGTAAGTTCCATGTTCTGGCATAATTTAACCAAGCGCGATAGCCATCGCAGTTGAAGTTGCTTCAGTAAATGCTTTGATAGATTGTTGAGTTGCAAGTTGTGTTGCACTATCTGATGTCATATTATCTTCATCTAGAATGGCGGTTCCGCTTACACCAGTATTCAAAACTGGACTCGTAATTGTTTTATTTGTCATTGTTTGAGAATCAGTAAGACCGACTGCAGTACTTTCAATTCCATCTAATCGGTTTAACTCCGCGGCAGTTGAAGTAACATTTGTTCCCCCTATATCTAGAGTTGTCATCGATACTTCTCCCGCAACTGTAAGAATACCACTCGCAACTGTCATCAAGTCAGTATCACCAGTATGACCAATAGTTGCACCATTTATAAGAACATTATCAATGGTAAGTGTAGTTAATGTACCAAGAGAAGTAATATTTCCCTGTGCAGCTGTTGATAATGTTCCAGCAATCGTGCCAGTTCCACTATAGATAACTGCTTTTGAATTAACTATCGAACCAGCAGAAGATCCGTCTAGTAATGCAAGTTCAGTTGTAGTTATATCACTTGCAGAAATTACACCATTTCCACTCGTTTCCAATACTCTACTTGAGGTAGTTGTCGCAAGTTTGCTAAGTGCAATAGCAGCACCCGAAGCAACACTAGCATTAACTACTGAATTTGAGGCAAGTTCATCAGCACCAACTGCATCATCCGCAAGCATAGAATTTTCAACTGCTCCTGCTTGAATTGTTGCAACTCCTGTTACGTTTCCAGAACCAGTAAAAGATTCAGAAGTCCAAACCACATCTCCTGTCATTCCTATGGTTCTACCAGTTTCAAGCGCAGTTGCAGTTGTTGAATTTCCTTCAAGTTCAGCCACAATTGTTCCGGCAGTTCCAGAAACAACTTCTGAAGAAAGTGTTGCATCTGGAATAAAAGTTAATTTTCCCGCCGAATCATCGTATCCAAGAAATGCAGTTTTTGCAGCCGACCCTGTATGATACTGAAGTGCAAGACCAACATCTTTGTTTGTGTCAGATCCTAATGCGCCACCACCAGTTGCAGTTTGAAGATGGATAATTGGATCAACAACCGTAGTAACTGTACTTTCAATTTTAGTAGTTCCCCCACTAATGGTAAGAGCACCAGATACCGCCAGATCTTGAGATATTGTTACATTTCCACTTGATGCAATTGAAATAGCATCCGTATCACTCGTATGTCCAATATTTGTTCCGTTAATGATAATGTTATCAACGGTAAGAGATGTTAATGTACCTAGAGAAGTGATATTTCCCTGTGCGGCTGTAGAAAGTGTTCCAGCAAGAGTTCCGCCCGTTACTGTTCCAGTTGTAGTAATATTGGAAGAACCAGTATCAATAGTACCAAATCCAGATGTTATAGAACCAGAATCAAGAGCACCAGTTGTTACAATGTTTGAACCTCCTACACTATGACTCGCAAAATATGTTGAAACAGTATCAACATTTGTCATTCGCATAGTTCCATCATCATTAATTAAAATACCATCGCCCGATACTACAGAAGTAGTTCCTCTTGTAGTTCCTCCGTCTATCAAATTAATTTCTGCAGCGGTTGCATCAATCGCAGCTAATTTTACAAAGTCCGATTGAACTAATCCAGAAACACCATCTAAAAGATTAAGTTCAGTAGCAGTAGAAGTAATAGCAGTTCCACCGATTGAATATGAAGATGCATTTACATTCCTAAAACCAGTAATATCTTTATTTGCATCAACAATCGTTGCTTTACTTGCGGAAACAGTACCAGCAACAACAGCATCTAAAACAGTAAGTTCAGATGAAGCAAGTTGTGTTTCTCCAATTACAAGAGTAGCACCACTTAAATGTAAATCTTTCCAAGTTTTAGTAGAAGAACCTAAACTATAAGTATTAGTGGTGGTTGGAATTAAATCAGCAGAAATTTTATTTGGGTCTAATCCACCGCCATGTTCTGAAAATATAATTTTTCTTATTGATTTTTCTAGTTTGTCGATTCGAGCAGAAACAGAGTCAGCCGGTTGTTCTTGTAATTCTGTTTTTTCTTTTATAGATTCTTGTTTTGATATTACATTTACTACTGATTCGTAACTAGGGAATGGTTTTTCTTCGACTTTTTCATTAATAATTTCTTCTGTTATTTCTAATTCTTTTACAACTTGTTTTTCTTTTTCCTTGAGAGATGAAAATAAGGATTCCATTTGCCCGAGAGTTTTTTCTTCTCTTCGTTTTTTGTCTTCTAAAGCTTTCTCATCTCTTCGTTTTTTGTCCTCTTCCGCTCTTATTCTATTTTCTTTTTTAATAGCATCTAGTTCTAACTTAATCTGAATATATTTTTTTATTGGTTCTTTATCGATAATTTTTTCAATAATTTCTTCATCTTCTTCAACGATTTCCTCAACATCTTCAACGATTTCTTCTTGAACAAGAATATCTTCGATTTTAACAGAATCCATCTCGTCTTTAAGGCGAACATACCTTTTTATAGCGTCTTTATCATCGAGTTCTTCCTTTAGTTTAATATATTGTTCCGATAAATCTTCCATCTTTGCCCAAACTTTAAAAAAATTATTTTAATGGCGGAGAATAAAGCAACCCACCATCAGAATATAATTTATTAAGACCTCGTTTTAGTCCTAATTTTTTCCTAATATTTCGATCAAATATTTCTTCGTAATTTCCTACTTGTTTTATTACGTTATAAGACCAAGTTGATTGTAATCCAAGTTTGACTCCAAGATTCGGATGATCAACACCATTTTTTTCTCCCATAAATCTTTGGATGTTTGGGTCTTTATTATCTATGAAAGTATCAATATTTTTTGAAGTTATACCCATTTCTTCTGCAATAAAAAGAACATATACAGTCCATCTTACTACATCTGACCATTTTTGGTCACCATATTTTACAACTGGGCCAAGTGGTTCTTTAGATATAATTTCTGGTAAAATTATATGTCTTTCTGGTGAATTAAACCCCAATCTATTAGATGCTAATCCAGACCTATCAGTTCCATACATATCACAATCACCCCTAAGATACACATCTTTCGTTTTTTCATTAACCGAAACTGCTACTGGAATATACTTTATTTGGTGTAATTCCATAAAGTCTGCAATATTTTTAGCAGCAGTACCAGAACCCTTGAAACATATTTTAGCTCCATGCATCTGTTTAGCAGATGATACGCCTAAAGTTTTCTTAGTGATAAATCCTTGACCATCATAATATGTTGTTGGTAAAAATTCAAATCTCTTTAGAACATTTCTTGTAAATGTGTATGTGGTCGCAGCAGACAACATATCTATAGTGCCATCTTTTAAAGCTGTAAATCTAGTTACACCATTTATTATTTCATATTCTACAGCTTCCGAATCTCCAAATACTGCCGCAGCAACTGCTTTACATATATCAACATCAAATCCTTTCCATGTGAGATTTTCACCATCGTATGCTTCTTCGGAAAAGCCAGGAAATTCATCATTAGTTCCACAAATGACATAACCTCTTTTTACCACTCTATCAAATGTAGTTCCGTATGTTGGATTATATTCTTCTATTCTTCCTGTAGTTTTAAGTTTTAGAGCTTTAAGTGTCTCTAACTGTTCTACTAGTTGATTAATGTTATTATCAATACGCTCATTGGGTGGGCCTCCATTAACTGGATTGTCAATAACCATTATCCAAAATATCCACACTAAACAAACAAGAAGTTTTCCACCCATTATCATTTCAAAGTCCTATAAACCTCCATAAGATCTTCATCTGATACAGGAGTTGTCATGGTATAATATCTCATGTGTCCTACTCTCATGAATGCTTTAATATCAGAAAAGCTTGGATATATTGTTTGTAGGTTATGAAGTAAATGGTCAGGGTCTAGGTGGCAAGTTGCACATTGATTATCTCTCGCAAAAACTCTCGTAGATATTTTAAATCTTTCACTTTGAACTAAAACAGCTGAAAGGTCTTTTTCCATCCATGTCATTCTTTCATCCATGTCTGGAATTACTAGAAAAATTAAGTATACAAGTAGTCCAATAATAACATAGATAAATGATTTACTCGCAACTATTTGGTCTTTGGCCGAAAGTTCTAGTTGCTGAACTTCTTCGACTTTTTTATCTATTTCTTCAATGTCATGTTGTAAAATCTTTTGGTCTTTTCCGTTTGCAATATTTTTTTCAGCCATAATCTATTTTCCTTTCCCTGCTTCGTTCAACTTCTTAGTGATTTGTTGTTGAAACCATTTAAGAACGATTGGTATGCTTACATTAGATGTTAATCCAAATAAGTATCCAATAGGATAACGATAACCCTCATAAGCTGCAAGTTGTGGAATATTTGTAAATACAACAGAAATTAATAGATAACCAGTTACAGACATTCCCATATTGATAAGAAGATCAAGTAAAATCAACCAAGAGTTACCACTATATTTTTCCTTGTTATCTTGTCTATAATTAAATAGAAATATCCAAAATGAAGAGAATAGCACTAGGCCCATCATTATCATTTCAGATGTGTTAAATATATCAAGCATTTTCTTTTGTCTCTTTCTTTACTAATTTTAACAAGTCGGCAGTACTGCCAACAAATAATGCGTTAGTAACGTTTTGAGCTTTGGTAACTTCCTGTCTATCCCCAGCATTTTCTAACTTTTGTTTCTTTTGATGCAATTCCATTAATGTTCCTTGTGTATCGGTCATATTTTTGAGTAATTGACCGAAAACCTCAAAGGCTCTAGGAGATTCTTCCGCTTTTGCAATTTCTAAAAGTTCTCCCATTGCATCTCTGCCCTTTTCAATTATGTCATAAAGATTTTCACGAGCATATTGAAAGTCATTGTCTTTAGTGTCGTCTTCGTTTACGACAATGGGCACTCTACTATCTATATTATCTACGACTTGAACTTCTTTTTCAGAAACATCTTCTACTAAATCTAAATGTTTCTCAATTCGATGTTCAACTAATTTTTCAGTTTTCATTAACTATCAGTTCCAGCTACTGGATCGTGTGTTTCGCCATGTGGAAAGAATTCAAAGGTTTCACTAAATCCAAAATCATCATCTGTTGACGCTGTTGTATCTTTTGGAGCTACCGTGACTCTTCCAACTGTTGCACCA